ATATTCTTTTTGCACTTGTGATTTTCAATCCATTGCCTGAGCCCGGATTTACTTCTCGGATTTGCATTCCTCCTTTGGAGATTGTCTCAGGTGCTCTGCGCTCAGACATATTCACATTTTTTATTTTTTTAGTGACATTGTCTGTCGCATCGGCCTGACCTTGTTCGTAGAAGAACTTGGCAAACTTCTCAGGATTCATTGCGATCGCTAAAGCTCTATGGTATCCCGCAGCATCACTTACCATTCCGCTCTCATCCAAATACTTATTGATAAAGTTTGTTGGAGTTGATTGGAGCTTCTTAAGCTCTGTTGCGTCACCGGGAGAGAAAACCACTTTCTTGTCGTCAATATTGAACTCAAAACCTTTGAATTCTTGACTAAACACCTCATCAGTTTTCTTTAGGAACCAATCACGTTTGCGACCGTTTTCCTCCTCTAGGGTTTTAGCTTGTTGTATGTATTGTTTGTAGGCCTCGAATTCTTCTTTCTCTTCAGAAGCAATTGTACTTCCCCTTGACTCAAGAGGTTGTTTGTATTTCTCCTTTTCAGATGTGAAATAATCCTTGGCTTTAGCAATAGCCTTTTTCTTAGCAATCTTGACTTTCTTAACGTGAGATTCATCATCTAAATCCTCATCATAAGAAAACTCTTCCAACATGGCATTAATGTCGTCCTCATCGAGACCAACCTCTGTAGCCATGAGGTATTGCTTCAGCATTTTATCAGGATTCATGGAATCAAAGTCTTCTTGCAATTTCAAGTAGTCTTGAATACCACGTCCTGTTTCTTTCTTGTACTTTAAGAATGCCTCAACATCTTCAGGTAACGGTTCGTTTTCCTGACGTTGAGCCATCAACTCGTCAAACGAATTGATTTCCTTATTGTACCTTTTTCCCAAATATGAAAGAACGTCTTCTTCTTTTAGCTCAGGTGTCTCAATTGGCGGTGTCTCAATTGGAGGTGTTTCAATTGCAGGTGGATCGTTATTTAAACTCTCCTCATGCTTTTGTAATAATTCCTCTTCAATTTGAGCTGCGCTCTTTTCAACAATTCCTGTTACTTCTTTTACTTTAAATTCCATTAGATTTAATTTTTACAAAGTTATATATTATTTTTTATTGTTTTAACGTGGCTCAAATTCAGCCATGTCAAAGCCATCAAGGGAATCCTCATTGGATTCAAAACTTATCGGTGGTAGGTTGTTCTTTCGCTGATCAATCAACTTAGATTGCTCTGAGTTTTGTTGACTAATACGTTTAGCTTTAGCGTCTTCTCTTTCTTTTTCTCTTTTATCCAAAGATTGAACATCCATTCCTTTGAGCTGCATTTGCATATCAAACTCAGTCTGCATTAATTGCTGCTTGAGTATGGCCTCATTCTTCATCTTCTCAATCTCAAAAGCCACCTCAGCTTGCTTAAGCTGCATTTTAGATTGTGTCTCAAGTTGGATTTTCTGCATAGAAGTTTGAGCAGCCATCTGTTGTATTTGAACTTGCTGCTGAGCTTGGATAGCCTGAGCCTGCATTGCACGCTGTTGCTCTTTCTCTTCTTTCTTAACTCGCTTAAGTTTTAAGAGTTGGTTAGCCAACTTGAGATTTTTAATTTCGCGTATATCAATTGCATCCTCAAGGTTAATATCACCTTTAGATAAAGCAATTTGAATATTTTGCTCAAGCTGCGCTTTCTCTTCTTCGTCGGGAGAGATGTCGATGAAAATTCCGAAGTCATATACGTATAGGTCTTTAATTTCATTTAAAATAGATACATTGTATTTTCCAATCTTATTGGCGAAGTCATCTCTAAAGTCAGCATATTCTAAAATATCTGCAATTCTATACGTAAGTGCCTCAGCTATTGATTTGAACATATATAGACTACCGTCAAGAATGTGACGTGTAGCTGTGTTTGAGTTAAGCGCTGCAAGCTTCTGTACACCAATCAACGCACGAGGATCAGGGTCTGAACCATCACGAGCCTCATTAAGACCTGTTACTGAACGTAACATATCCATATAGTGGTTGTAGTTTGCAATAAGCATTTGTGTCTTAGCAGCACCGGAGTTACTGTTTAACTCTTGGATTGGAACACGAGCATTATTGAACTCACCATCTTGAGTATAACTACGTCCAATTACACTACCCGTTTGGAAGTACAGTCGGAGTGCATCCTCAGGATTGTAAGCTGCTCCTGTACCAAGGTCAACCTCATTGAGACCATCGGCATCGATGAACACACCATCAGGCACAACACGTGCAATTACTTGCTGAAGCTTCAAGTGCGTCAACTGAATCAAGTCAGCAAATGGTATCATTCGACGAACCATTGACTCAATAACACCTTTGTACATACGTGGCGCAACAGCTACGTAGTTTGGCAAAGCGTGCTGAGTAGCTGACTTTGGTCTAACCATATTTTCAGCCATCTCCCACTTAAGTAGGATATTGGTACCCATGACCATAATACCATTATACCAAACGTCAATTATCTTCTCGATTTTTTCAAAACGACCTTCTTCCATCATCTCCACAGGAGGATTGAAGTTTTCGTCTTTCTCAATTACTCTCGTATTTCCATTGTCAAGAATTTTCTTCTTGTATACAATTTTCTTAGTAGTCTTATAGTTAAAGTAAAGAAGAGTACACGTATCACGGTAAAAAACATTATTCTCATAGAACTGAGCTACATTGTAGTAGTCATACCAACTTTGGCTGTATTTTGAAATTTGCTCCAAATCCTCACGTGTGAGTGATTGGTCAATCTTGTAAAGCTCTGTAATTGAAAGAGTTCTGATTTCACCCCAATAGAAACAGTCTCTAAAGTATGGGTCTTCAGTGTAGCTGTACACAATGTTTGCAGGATCTACGTATGAGATTTGAACACCTGCTCCCGGAAGGAACTCGTGTTTCTCTACAGCGATACCAATAGTCATTAGGTCGTAGTCACACTGCTTACGAATATTGTCATATCTATTCTCATCGAGAATTGTATTGATAGCCTCCTCCTCTGCAATCTCAATGGCAGGTTTGTAGTTGAGGTTCATATACAATGATAGCTCTTCATCAGTGCTTGGGAGTTCATCAGGGTTCATCACAAATGGATCAACACCTGTTTGCTCTTGTATATTCATCAGAAGGTCTTTTGCAACCATCTGACTCTCAATCATATCTTGATACTTATTTCTTTTTGCCTGAGACATTCCATCCTGAGCATATGCCTTAACCTTAAATAAACGGTCAGACATTCCATTGACAACAATGTCAACAAACTTAGGAATGATTGGAACAGGTGTCCAATCAAGGTTGATATATGATAGGTCGCCATCAACAGCAAGTTCATCCTTGTATTTGGCAATAGGCTGCTCACCACGCGCATATAAACGCAGTCTATGAAAATCACGCCATTGGCTGTAGTATCTACATTGATTGCCATCTTTACGGAACCACTCATATTGTATAGCGCTCCCCACTTGCAATCCGAACTCCATTGTCTCCTTCTCTGCATCTGATGCAAACTGACTAGGAAAAGACGTCTGCGATATGTTTACTATTACCTCCTTCATTCTATATATGTTTCCAAGTTTTTCTTGTTAATATAAATGCAATTGTTGATTTTGCAACATTATATATCTTGGCTATTTTTCTTTGACTAAAACCTTCTTCTGCTAATTTTCTTATTTCTAAAACATCTTTCTCTTTTAATTTAGAAAATCCATTTAATTCACCTGATGTTTTAATACTCGTCATTAATTTAGCATGCTCACTTCTCTTCTTTCCATACATAGGCGAATTTACACCTGATAGCTTTTCTGACATTTTTTTCTTTGTTTCTTCAGAAACAACTTTACCCGTATGAAATTCAGATATTCTTTTTTTATGCCAATCAGAAATGGATTTACCTTTATTTGGCTCACCCATTTTCTTCTTAGATTCTTCGGTGTGAACCAATCCTAAACATCCATCTCCACCTAAGGTTATATTACATAGGGTTCCTCCATCTTCTTTTCTCTTGTGTATCTGTATGAATTCAATTTCTTTTTCTTTAGCAAATTCATATGTAATACCATCAAATAAAATTTCAACTCTATAGTCAGTGATAGATGTTATAGATTTCCAATGATTATTTCTGTGAGTTTTAGAATTAGCTCTTTGGTATATATCATCATTACCTATGCCAATATAAAAAGGTTCATTCTTATCAAGTCTAATATGTCGATATAAATATGCCATTATACATTCAAGGAGCTAATATTCCCTTTATTATTATATGTAGCAAATTTAATGCTTATTTTTGACTCTTTTACCTCAGGTTGATATAAGTGCTTCTGACAAGCCATAATAGCCAATCCTGAGCTAATTGTCGCATCAAACATTGTACGATCGCTAATATCGAATTTAGCCCAATCCTCTAGTGTTTTGTTGAACGGCATAAAGCCCATCTCACCATCTTCCTGAACACCGATGTACTTCTCGATGTAACTCTCAATGGCCGCAGCATGAGCCTGCTTGACATCTTCTGATGAGTTTGGTATACCACCTAGCTCACGCTCTGTCTTAGACAACTTAGCGTACACTTTGTCAGGACGATTGATACAGAACCCACGGTATCCCCTATTCTTAAAGTGATACAGCAAACGCGGTTTGTTGTTCTCAATCAAGATTGGCATACCATAAAACACACAGGCCATCAATACTTCCTCAAAGAATATCTCTGCGGTCTGTGGACGTGCAATGTATTCCAAAAAGAATTGGTTTGTAGGGGCCTCATCCATGTGGTATTTGGTTAGACCATGAAGAGCACCATTTGAACCACGTCCCACTACAACCCCTGAGATATCATAGGAGTCACATCCAAAGGCACCAATGTGCTCATTGCCGGGATATCTAATCCCATTCTTTGTATACACTTGGTTTTGCAAATGCTTTGTAGGAGCCCATGATATTAAGAACCTACCCCTTCGATCAGGGGTGAATATCACTTGGGTATCTTTGATGCCATCCTTCCAACTAAATGAACCTCTAGTGTAGTGATGCTCTTTAATCAATGTATCATTAAAGTCAATCTGCTGATATATCTTGGTCAAGTTGAATAGAGCGGACTTACTCTCATCTCGGAATGCGTGAGACTCTGTCCTTGGGAACTGACGATAGAATTCGTTAAGTGCGTCAGGGTCGTTCTTCAATGAGTCAACCTCTGCCTCCCAATAGTCAATGGCCCCATTAACAATCATATTCCCATCAACACCCTTGATTGGCGCATTTGGTTTACGCAATACAGGCATGCCATAAAGATCAATGAAGCCTTCCATATTCCACTCCATCGGAATGAATAGACCATAAAGCCCTGACTTAGTTTGACCATTGGCATTTCGTGTAGACGGTTTAGAATCCTCATACAAGTCTTTGTAGTTCTGACCACCTTTGCTCAATGCATTTGATGTAGAACCCATCATGCACTTACCAATAATCTTAGAACCCAATCGCAAACACGTCTTAGTTACTCGCCAATTGTTCAGAATGTTATTTGGCTTAGTCCACTTAGCACTATTCATGCTAATCGTAAAGTCACCAAGTATTAACTTTCTTTCATCATCAGTTTCACCATCCACTTGAATGCCTATGTATTCTCCTTTATCGAGATATTCGACAGATACTTTATTTCTTCTTCCTCTACTTGAAGGAGTATATCCTTCAAATGATTTCTTTTCCGTAATTAAAGGTATTCTTGATAACTCACCCGAAATACTTATTCTATATGATTTTGTATTAAAATTTGTAGTTTGTTCTTGAATATTACTACAGCTTAAACCGCAAGATAATGCCAAAAATCTTATTTGCTCAATAAGGTCTTTTCGACTCATTCCAATTGAAATAATATTTTTTTTCTTATCAGAATAGCCGTCAGATTCTATTAAGCCTGCTAATAATTGAAGCCTTGTTTCAATAGATGATTGCATATACTGCATTGGTATATGCTTATTGTTATATACATTTATTTTTTTAAGTTCTGAATTAATTCCTTTGAATCTAAATTCTACAATTTTATCAGAAGTACTCTTTACTAATTCAAAAGGTATATTATACATCTCGGCAAATCTGCCTAAATAATGAAGTATTTCAGGCTCCTCATATTTATTGACTAATATTGTTAATCCGCTTTGCCTTCCATCTCCAAGCCAAAGACCTAAAAGATATGGAGGTATTCCATCGAATATATCAGGAGATTCAATGCCTTTTGATGTAACCCTTGTTAAATGTTGTTTTCTAAATTTAGAGCTATTAATGTACTCTTCAGGATTCATTATTACTTCACCCTTCTTATATTCACTAAATACAAGTCTATGATTTTTAGTAACAATGTAATCCTCTCCGTATGGTTGCTTAACTAAATACCTATCTGTTATTCCTTCAGTTCTTTTTACAACTGTCTTTATTATGCCACCCTCTACAATTACTTTATCTCCAATATTAATATCTTTTATTTCTTTAAAAGTAAAATCACTCATTAATATTTTTGTATTTGGATCATAACACTCATCATGCGCTAAGAACAATAGCTTCTCACCATCGTAAGAGTTCTCATCTGTGTTCTTCCAATCTATTGTTGTGTCAAGGCCATCTACGCCATCCTCATCAATCTCATGCATATTCTTTTTGGTGATCTTGGAAGCAGGAACACGATATGCAAGCTCAGTCTTTGGCTTATCCATACCATCCATTACCGGCTTGAAGAAGAACGGTAAGTTGCTGTTGATAGGCACAACCTTATCGGTGAACATCTTCTTGGCATCGGAACCTGTCTTTGATAGGATACCAACCCTAGAGTCTTTTGCAAGAGTTGCAATGTTCACGCACTCAGATGATGACATAAAGGAGAACCCGGAACGACGTATCTTTAAATACACCATTCCAAAACTTCTATAGTCAGCCTTACAGGACTCCCAATAGATAAAAAAGATACGGTTTGCTTCTCGGAAGTCAGGGTATCCGACGTCAATCTTAGACCACTGAAGGTACATGTAGTGGGAACCCGTCATATATGTCGGAGTTCCGTTGTTCATAAACCAATGCCCCTGATCTCGGCGATCAAACTCTTTCTCTATGTAGTCAACGTATTGTGCTTTGAATTCTTTAGGCATCTCATGCCATTGGAAGATTGACTGAATGCGACCTAATTGCTTTGGTATATCTTCTCTCTGCCAATACTGCTCAGATGATTTTGTGCTTCTGCTATGACAGTTCTTTGGGACGTCAGGTAGCGCGATATAAACACCATTGATGAGGTATATCTCGCCTATTCTACCTGTCTTTGACAATATAACAACA